TAATGCAGTTGTTATCAATTAGTAGAAACGAAGTCATATGATTGTTTACACTATTCCACTTTACGCTTACTGTTTTGGTAGAGTCATCACTATGTATAATATAACTATCGGCCTTGAACCGCTTACTATTTTATGTAGAACGCGACAATATCGAGTTCTGTATTTACCAATCGATCACCAACATCGTTTTTTGCCACGACAAAAGCATACGTTTTGTACGAATATAGTTCGGTGTGTACATTTCTACTCCCGGCAGAATCAAATATTTTTACGGCAATAATATTTTTTATAGACGATCCATTGATAAAATTATTTGTTGCAATTTCGCCTGTTTTACTTGTTGTTATTTTTCCAATGTAAACAGCAACACGGTTACTATTTAAGCATCAGCATCTTAATGCCTCCCCATATGGTTTCGCTGGCGTTTATCGTCAATGTAGATGTGTCATCACTGTATGTACCCGAAAAAGTCCTGCTTGCCACAAAGTCTGCAATTTTAATAAAATTTACTGTCCGTTTTTCCGATGCAACATCAACAAAGACAATGTACATAAATCCATTATATCGTGAAGTCGCTCCGTACATGAGAAACGATGCATAGGTGTAAGTATTAAGCTTAATATTTACAGAAAATGTTGAGAGATTTCGAATATCAATGAAGACCTTACTATTTAATCTCACAGAAAGGAGGTGAGAAAAAATGAGATTTCAGAAAGAAGTGAATATTTTTGCACCGGACGCGATATTAAAGCGCTTCCAGGCAAATGAGACAAATTTTTCTGTTGTCAAAGGCAAGATTGAAGCTCTGATCAGCGAGAGCGAAATCCTCGAACTGCAGAACAGCAAGGTTACTATGTATAGCAAACTTGCGGATGTGAAGCTTACTGTAGATGGACTTGAGCAGACCTATACAGACATAACGTCCAAATACGATGCTGTCAGCGGAAAGTACACAGACCTCGATGCCAAAGTTGCTGAGTATAAATCAGGTGTGGATGGCATGTCGCAAAACCTTTCGCGGGTGCAGACAAATCTACGGGACAACTATAGTACCACAGCCACGATGAATGCTACTATTCAGGCCAAGATAGATGGCCTGTCCTCAACTATATCACAGACTTATGCCACAGGATCAGATGTTCAGCAGAAGCTTGCATCTGCCGATGCAACTGCAAAAGGCTATGCAGATGCGGCAAAACAGGCAGCTGTTGATACCGCACAGGCTTCAGCAAAAGAGTTGTTAAAGTCATATGCCACAGTTACGCAAACACAGTCAATGATTGACCAGAAGGCAGGAAGCATTGAAAGTAAGGTATCATCTACGTACGCCACAAAAAAATCTGTTGGCGAATTGCAAACATGGAAAACAGAAGCGTCTCAGAAGATCACTGACAGCGCTATAGTATCAACAGTCACATCGAGCACGGAATGGACAAAAAAGGCTGACAAAGCATCACTGATCAGTCAGATCAATCAGTCGGCAGAACAGATCAAGATCCGTGCAAACATCATAGACCTGCAGGGCAACATCAGTATCACGGATATATCTAACGACGCTATGGATACTATCAAAAACTATAGTATCACGGCATTGTCAGATGCAAAAAAGTACACGGATGAATGTGATAAGTTAGTGATTAAAGATTCACAGGATTACTCAAAAAGCTACACACTTTCCGAAATCGGAAAGCTGGAAGCGTCCGGAGGAAATCTCGTCAAAGGATACAGGTTCTCTGACGATAACATTAAAGCATACTGGAACACGGCCGGGACAATCAAGTCGGGACAGAATGATCCAGATGGTGGGAAAAATGCAGTGGCTATCGTTGCGGACGCAGCGAATTGCTATTTGGCTTCAAAAAGAAACGAAAACACGATAATCAACGCCACAGGCCGATATACAGTGACCTTCTGGGCCAAGGCATCAAAAGCGCAGACAGTGACATTCTCCTTTAACAAGGTCAGTGAAAGCATAGCGTTAACCACCACCTGGAAAAAGTTCTCCTTCATAAAGGATATCACGAGTATCGCAACATCCGGAAGTTTGATAATATTCGGCGGTAGCAATTCAATCAGCACCGGTGATGGAACTATCTATATTTACCGGCCAGACGTGCGGCACGGATATTCTTCGGAAGATATATTCAATTTACTGACCAACAACGGAAACATCCAGGGTATGTACATGACCGACGGCAAGTTGTACTGGAATGGAACATACATCAAGTCTAAGTCTATAACCACGGCCGCACTTGCAGCTGACAGTGTAACAGCTGAAAAAATTAAAGTAGATGATCTGTACTCTTTGAAAGCAAGCATAGCCGGGTTCAAGATCTCATCAGATACGATATCGCATCAAAGCATTACAAACCCCGAAAGCGGTATCGGACAGAACTATTACGATACATTTTTTTCTTCAAAGGATAAACGCCTTACTTTTCGAAAAGGACCGGGAACATCTGACTACATTACATTTGATATACGAGGTCTGCGAGCCAGTGGAGGAAAAAGATTAAACCTGATATCAGACGCAGAAACAAATGACAGCAGCGAGGGTTTTTCCTCTGGAGCTCATCACTCTATGGGACATACAAACATTTACGGGAATTTATACGTAGCAGATAGTTTTCGGACAGCTGGAACTAAACAGGCAGTTCGTCAAACAGAAAACTACGGAGAAAAAGGCGTTTACTGCTATGAGACCCCAACGCCGCATTTCGGCGACATTGGATCCGGAGAGATATCAGAGGATGGAAAGTGCTACATTGACATTGAGGACATCTTAAAAGAGATGATTAACACAGAAATGCAGTACTATGTTTTTTTGCAGAAATGCGGTGAGGGAGATCTGTACGTATCAGAATGCTTCCCGGATTACTTCATAGTCACTGGTACACCTGGTCTCAGATTTTTTTGGGAATTAAAGGCAAAACAGAAAGGTTATGAGTACAACCGATACGAAGGCGAGGACAGAGTAGTAGGATTCAGAAAAATAGCATATGACGAAGAGTATATCGCAGAAACAGAAAAGCTCATCGAAGAAAGAGAGGAAATATGAAGGTATTAACGAGTTTTATAGTATTAAACACAGGAGAAGGTGAAAGAATCTCATTCACCTATTCGGAAGTAGCTGAGGACGGAACAATCAGCCAGAATAACAAGAAAAACTTCCTCGTACTTAACAAAGAACTGAAAAATCATATCAGCGAAATTAAGAAATATATCGAAGATAATCACCTCACAGAATAGGAGAAAACATATATGAAGATCAGAGCAGAGCCGTAAGGCTCTTTTGTTTTACGCAAAATTGCGCCGGCGCAACACCGGAGAAAGTGTGAATGATTGAAAGAAATGCTTACACAGACATACGTTATTGCACTTCCGATTGTTTTAGGATACATCGTCTGGCTTCTAAAAAACCAGAAAAAAGACCGGGATGCAAATAGTAAGGGAACCATGCTCTTGCTTCGTGTTCAGATGATCGAATACCATTCAAAGTACATGAAAATGGGAGATATCCCATCTTATGCTTATCAGAACTTTTGTGAGATGTATGAGGCTTATCATGAACTTGGCGGGAACGGCATGGTAACAAAAATGAAACAGGAAATTGAAGAATTACATATCAAAAGAAAAGGAGAATGATCATGAATATTAATACAATTACACAGTATGTAACTTACGCCCTTGCCCTGATCGGCATTCTGGCTTTCATCGTATCAGCTATTGTGCAGGTAATCAAAGACCTTCCGGGACTGAAGAACATCCAGACCAGCATTGTGGCGCTTGTATCATCTATGATCCTGTGTCCACTGGCACTGATGGTCATGTGCACATATTATAAAGCTGCAGTTACCTGGTACTACATCGCAGCATCAGTCATTGCGGCATTTATCGTTTATTTAGTTGCAACCGGGGGTTGGGAAAAAGTTAAGGAAATCTGGGATAGAACAAAATATAAGGATTCAGAGGGCGAGTGATCGTCCTCTTTTTTGAGAGGAGAAAACAATATGCTGAAGATCATGGGAAAATCACAGGTCAGCATTGAACAGATGCGGGCTTATATCAAAAAAGTAAACCCAAAGGTGTCCGATTCGGTCATCAAGATGATTTCTCTGTATATCGCAGAAGGTGCGGCAGAAGGAGTCCGTGGTGACATTGCTTTTGCTCAGTCTTGCTTGGAAACTGGGAACTTCACTTTCAGCGGATCCGCGGTGACGCTCAGCCAGAACAACTTCTGTGGAATGGGCGTGACTAAAATCGGCATGAAGGGCAACAGTTTCAAAACCCCGGCAGAGGGCATCCGAGCACAGATCCAGCACCTGCAGGCCTACGCATCCACAGACCGACTAAAGAATCGTTGCGTGGATCCGCGCTATACATACGTCAACAGAGGCTGTGCAGAGCACGTGGAGCATCTGGGCATTCAGGAGAATCCAAAAGGTCAGGGGTGGGCATCCGGCCGGAATTACGGCCAGAAGATCATTAATATTCTGAATAGCATATTATCCATTAAGGCATCAAATAAGACATCAAAAACAGAAAAGGAGAGTACAACCATGAATATCAACACAAGTCTTATCAGTAACAATAACAGCTATGCAGGCCAGACACCGGCATATATCGTAATTCACAACACAGATAACTATGCCAAGGGTGCAAATGCGAAAGCGCATGCTAAGGCTCAGCATGATGGCAACTTTAAAGGCTATTCCGCACATGTATATGTGGATGACACAGAGGCGTATCAGGCGCTTCCATATAACCGTGGCGCATGGCACGTAGGGGTTAACTACGGCGGTCGGCTGTTTGGTACTGTCAACAACAGAAATTCAGTAGGGATCGAGATGTGCGTCCAGGCAGGCTATAACTATGAGAAAGCTTTCCAGAATACAGTCCAGGTGTGCAAACAGCTTATGAAACAGCTGGGAATCCCGGCAGACAGAGTTGTGCAGCATTATGATGTATGTGCAAAGAACTGCCCGTCAGCGATCCGTGCAAAAGGTGACTGGAACCGGTTCAAGCAGCTGATCGGAGCTAAGACCGCCACACCGACGGTAGATAAGTACTATCGCACAAGAAAGTCCTGGGCTGACAGCAAGAGCCAGATCGGAGCATACAAGAGCCTTGAGAATGCAAAGAAAGAGTGGAAACAGGGATACACCATCTATGACTGGAACGGAAAAGCAGTGTATCCGGTACAGACTTCAAAAAAGGCAGTAGTTCTGACGGGAAAGTTTGAGACCCAGCTTCCAATCATCCGGAAAGGGAATTCCGGCGTTGCAGTTTCTGTGCTGCAGTCTGTACTTGGTGTTACTGTGGATGGCAATTTCGGAGACGATACAGAAACATCCCTGAAAGTTTTCCAGAAAAACACAGGCGTAAAGGCAAATGGAACCTGCGGTATTGATTCCTGGAAAAGAGTGATCGAACACATGAAAACCAACACAAAATAACTTCCTATTGTAGAAAAAGTCCGGCAGGTACCCACTGCCGGACAGATTGTATCATCATTCGGAAAGTTAAATTATCTGTTATTGTACTCAGGTGGGCCGGACGGAGAAATAGGAGCTTCCATGCGGTATCTTTCCCAGCGTTTTACCGCACCGAACCGGATGGTCGCGGCAGTGCTCAATGATGTGGGAACAGAAGAACTGGCGCAT